CTCCTCTTCATAATATCTAACTTCTGGAATATTAGAAACAGTATCTTTTAAATAAGAAAGGGTTTCTTCCAATGAAGATACATTATCTCTTATTTCTGGTATTTTTGATACGGATTCTGAAATATACTCTTTTACAGAGTCAATTTGATCACAAATTGCTTCTATTTCTACATCATAATATTTTACTTCGGGAGTTTCTTTTACCTCTTCCCTAATTCTTACAATTTCTTCACTTAATTTTTCTAATTCTTCATCATAATATTTTACTTCTGGTACTTTAGGAATATCCTTCCTTACGTCACTAATCAGACGTAAAACTTCTACTAAAACACCATCAGAATTTGTATTTTTTTCTTCTTTAACTTCCTCAAGAAGAACCTCTTCCTTTTCTACAGGTTCTTCTGAAGTTGATTCCTTCAAATACTCTTTAATTGAAGGCAAATCATCATAATTTCCGGCGAAATCATTAATGGATGGTAAATTGTTCTTATTGTTCGCCATTTGACCAAGGGTATGAGTAAATAATACTTTGGGATTTCTCTCCCAAGAACTATTTAGTATCTTCCTTTAGTCCAGATTTTAAAAGTTTAGCCAAGTCTGAAGTTGAACCAACAAATAATGCATTGTTGACGGTTGATGGTCCAGATTTTTTTTCTTCTTCAACTTCTTTTAATTTCTTTTGAAGATCCATCAATTTATCTGTTGCATCCGCAACGTTTTTAATCAATTGACCAGCAACTTCATATGCTCTTGGCATTTCGCTTTCTTGTGCTAACTCCAAAATGCCATTAATTGCTTCTTGTCCCTTTTCAATTAAACTGTATAAGTTTCCTCTTGTATATTCATAATCCTTTTTAATATCTTCGTGGGACATATCCATCTTTTTGATGGAGGTCTCTCTTGTTTGTGATACAATTTCTCCAGTGACGTTGAATGCATCATTCAAATCATCAAATTTATCTGTCATAATACTCACTCAAAACTTCCACTAAATCCAAAGTCATCTCCGACTTCAATCAAGGCATCATCGGCGTCTGTAATTGCCTTCACATCTGATCCAGAAACGTGTGCTGCAGCGGTTGTCTCATCAGCACCTCTTGTAACTGTCAAGGTGTTTCCAGATTTACTCTCAACATACAATTCTTCATTATCAATAACAATGTAAGTTTCTGCTGTTATGCTACTAGCATCATTAACGACAACAGACGTATCAATAGCACTGATGTCTCCATTCAAGTTTGTAACTACAGTTCCAGTATAGTTCTTCAGTGCTCTTGGAGTAACAACGTATGTAAGATCTCTTCCACCATTACGTGCATCAAGACCTGAAGAAGATGCTGCAATATAACCAATGGAAACTCTTTTGATAACATCGTTGGATGCAGAAGAAACTGGTCCAAACAGATAAGTTTTTGCTGTAAATCTTAGAGTATAGATTAATGCTCTTCTAGTTGAAAAATCACCTTCATAATCATCATTCATTGTGATACTATCTAAGATGATTGGAACATCCCTTTTTTCTCCGATCTCACTCACCAAATTGACCGACATGGTATATGCTGGTTGAAAGTTTGGTAAAATTTGTTCTATAATTTGAAGAGCATCTTCGTTCAATTTACACATTACATTTAATTCAAATGACATGTTGTATGGAACGGGCATAAACACTTTCTTTTCTTGTGTTTTATCCGTTGAAGAAGAAGTTATTATAGTTTGAGTTGAAGTAACTTTTCTAGTTGGATCATAACTCAAACCATCAAATTCAAATGACATTCTCGGTAGTGTCATTTGGACGGGTTTATTCAGATTTGCGGATTGCTGCAATCTTGCCAAAAACTTTTGTGACGGTCCATAAGCAAGAGGTACTTTAATAACGCTAGTTACATCATCGCTACTATCAGAATGTTTAATGGTTAATCCATTAAACAAGGTTCCGAAAGCAATGATGGTCTTCCTTAAAATTTCGTGGTAATGATAGTCAAACATTTTATATTATGTTATAGATTTTTATTAGACCGTCAATTTATTTAGGGTATTCCAAAAGGATTCTTTTCGGTAAAATCTATAATGTCATCTGCTTCAGATTCTATAATATCATTTTCAGCATAAGTATCGACCAAATCGTCAGTGTCAAGACTTCTTAATTGACTTACTGCTCCACTTTCCGATCCAGTTATATTTTCTCCAACAACGAATGTTCCATCAACTTTATAAACTTCTAAAATATTGGTGGTTCCATCCCAATCATTAACACGAGCAGTTGTTCCACTGATAGATCCAGTTACAATCTCATTGAATACAAATGTCTTACTAGTTGTTCCTAAACCTACAGGTGGAGAACTTACAGTAACTGTAGGAGCACTGCTGTAACCCAAACCTGCATTGGTGATTCGGATCGAAGTAACAATTCCTGCAGAACTAATGTAAGCAACTCCAGTTGGTACAATTACTTCATCTGGATCCTTCTCACCAATGAGGTTGGAGATTGTTACTGTTGGATCTGATGTATATCCAGCACCAGCATTTGTCAGAGTAATTGTAGTAACTGTTCCTGCCGCACCAATTGTTGCAGTCGCTTCTGCTGTTGTTCCTCCACCAATTGGACCGCTGATAGTGACAGTTGGTGCTGTGGTATAGTATATACCAGGATTGGTGATAGTAATTGCATCAATAGTTCCCACTCCACCAGCAGTGGTTGATGCAGTAGCAGTTGCACCGCCTGGAACTGAGAATGTAATCGTTGGTGCTGTAGTATATCCAGATCCACCACTTGTTATTGTAACTACACCAACAGCACCATTGTCAGAAAGAACCGTTGTCGCTGCAGCACCAGACCCTCCACCACCGATGAAAACGATTCCTGGAGCAACTGTATATCCTATACCTGGATTAATGATTTCTACTGCTTGAACCTTAGAATCCGACGTTAATCCTTCACAATCAGTTAAAGCACCGATCATAGAGGCGATGCCAATTGCGGTTACTCCACCTGCAGGAGCAGATGAAATTGCTACTCTAGGTGCTGAAGTATAATCAACACCTCTATTAGTTATTGTAACACTTCTGAGAGCACCGCTAACAAAACCAGCTATCGCTGTTGCAACAGAGGAAACTCCTACAAGAGTTAAAGATTGTATATATCTACGATCAATAAGATTGTCATCAATTTCTTCAACACTGGTGTCGAGAATTTCATCTTCTGCACGGAACAATTCACATCTTAATTCATAAACATAATTTTTCTGAAGTTGATAGAAAGGTTTTTCATGCTCAACATATTTAATTTCAAACAATCTATCCCCCAAAGGAAAGTAAATTAAATCACCTTCTTTGGGTCTGGTTGCTAATTCTATGTTTGGTAAATTTTTTATTAATGGCGTTATATATGATTCGTATCTCTCTTTGGATAAAATCAGAACCAAGTCATCCATTTCTTGGATGCCAAATTTAGACATCAGGGTTCCTAAACCTTGATATCCATCATAGGTATCTACATATGCCTCAATTGGATATGCATTCTCAAATTTCGATTCTATTACTTCTCTAATAATTGTATTTTTATTTACATACTGTCTTGGTATGTAATATACCTCCACACCATAAATCTTCAGTTGTTCATTAATTAAATCTTGTATAAGATTTTGTTCACCTCTTGTCCCTTGCTGAAAAAATGGATTGAGCATGGCATTATCCTATCATGTCTAATGGGGGAAGTTCATAAGTATTGGACATTTTTTCCATTAAAGCATCCAATTCTTTTTGAGCATCATCATATATTTGTCTTCCATTCAATTCAATTCCACCAGGTAATTTCACTCCTTGGAATTTAATAAGATTTTGTCCCCATTGTCTCTTGATAAGAGATGTTAAGTATGGTTTTAAGAAAGAGTCATTATAAACTCTAGTGTGATCTTCTGGATTCAATACTCTAAAGCAATCTATGATTAAGTAGTTTCCAGCAGTAACACTTCCCCAATCAATATCCAGGTATAATCTGTCTTGTCTTTGGTTAAATCTTATTTGTTTTTCGGTAGTTAACAGGAAGTTGATATCTGACAGATACGTTTGTACCATTGCATAGGTCAGAATTTCAGTTGAACCCCAATAATATATGTCATTAAGAAACAATTGATACTTCACACTGAACATATTGTTTGTAACAGTGTTTGTTCCATCAAAATGGAATATTTTATTTACACCGATAACTGCTGGAGGTATTTGCAAATAATTGCTGTTCTCCTCATAACTAAAACTTGTTGAAACCCCAGCAATAGTTGCCGATTCTGTCGTTGTAACAATTCCAGTCTTTACACCGCTCGCTGGCGCTTGACCTCTTTTTATATCATCTTCTGTTATTTGATATTTCAAATACATTTGAGAGACACCATCAAAGTGTCTTTCTTGAAAAAATTGAATAGCGTCATCAACAAGATCCTCAATTTGCTCATCAGCAACGTTGATCTCTAAAACTGGCGCTCCCAGTTTTCTTTTGCAATAATCTATTAATTCTGACCTTGAAGAAGGTTGCGCCATTTAATTATTACCTCTCAAATTATTTATGGTGCTGAAGAAATGCCAGGGATCACCAGAACATTTCCTTCCGCAAGTCTATAAACAGTCGTTCCAGAACTAACAAGAATTTCATACACATATCTTCCTTCTACTAAATTTCTTGTTTGAGCAGCACTTATGGAAGAGATAAATTTGCCCTCAGTGGTGCTAGTAAATCCAACACTAAAAGTTGCTACTGCATAAGAAGTTGATCCAACAGACACACTTTTTGCCATCTGTGATGAGGCAGTCCAACTAGTAAAATCAAAAGCAGTCCCATCTGTTCTAGTAACAGTAAATGAATCGCTAAATGTTGCTCCAGCGTTAATCTTTAAATTAACACCATATGCAACACCTGCACTTGGATCGAACTTGATTGTGTGTGATGCCATTAGAGTTTCGCCACTACTTCTGCTTGTTTGTAGTATAATTTAACATAACATTTTGCAACAGTTCTCACAAGTTCAATATCATCTATATTATCTATCTCTCTAGAAATTTTTTCATATTCAAAAAGTTTATTCACACTTTCTAGTGATACTTCATCAGGATCAAGTTTCATTTGCAATACTCCTCAAAAGAAATTTTATTTCATTTAAATCATTTTTTATAGAATTGACATCATTTTCCAGATTGTCAATTCTATTTTTTTCATTTTCTTGATGATTTTTTCTGGAAATGTAAGATTCATATTCAGATTTATTCACATTTACAATTGCATTTGTTTGGGGGTCTCTATAGAGACTAGTCTCACCTTCAACGGGAATCAAATTTTTATTCATTTTAAGCAAATCCAATTACTCTCAAGTCTTGAATTACCGGTACAATAGAAGAGTTCGTTGAAGTCATGACCAATTTAATTCTAAAGACTTTGAACGATGGTAATTTATCGATTGTGAACTCATACTCATTAAATGAATTTGGAGTTGGAACATAATCATATGCG